GACATGCGGCTTGATTCTCCAACCCTTGCTCGTTGCCAACTCCAGCTCCTCGGAATCAGCAACGATGCGAGTCCGGTGCTCCTGCGTCTTGTCCTTCGGGTGCAGGTAGACCATTTTGGGGTATTCCTGATGGGCGATGGACTTCGACGGCGGCTTGTTGATGTCAAGCACCGTCATATTCGGGCTGTCGAGTGCTTCCTGGTCGAGTGCGAAGGGCATGGTTTCCTCAAAAAGATGAGGGCCTATGCGAGCGCCCTCTCTGGGTTAGACGGTTGCGGTGCCAAGCGAGTAGACGGTGTAGGTCGGGAGAGATGTGGAATCCCCCACCTTGGTCACAATCAAGAGAAATTCCTTGATCTGACCCGTTGCCACCGTCATGGTCCCACTCGTGGTCCCACCGGTGCCGGCCGCAACGGTGACGGTACCCGCGCCGCTCGACTGAACGAAGAACCGAATCCCCGAACCGGAGGTTGCGTTCGGAGGTGCGATTCCAGGCAGTCCGCCCTGCGCTCCCTCAATCTGAGGAACGAGCAAAGCAGCGGTCGGAAGGGTGAGCGTCTGCGCGGCTCCGTTGGTGGAGGTGATGAGACCGCCAAGGACGTCCGAGTAGGTCAGGGTTGTGGCGACCGCGGTGTAGGTGACGGGCGCATAATACTGGTTGATGATGCCGCTGAAGCTGAGGTAGTCCTTCTGAGGCGTGAAGGACTGCACCGGAAGAGGAGTTGCTGTCTGATTGGGTCCACCGAAGGCCATGTTATGCTCCTGTGCGCCTCCTGCGAGGACGCTGATTGCTGTTTTGTACCGCGTAGGTAACCCATCGGCAGTTTGAAGGCGAGTAACCGGAATTGTTATCTCTCCGGTCCACAGTCAACTTACCTTTTCCCAAGATGTGCTCGTATCCATTTTCCTTCGCCCACAAGATGAAGGCTTCTGGATCGTGCCGCCACGCCTTACAGACTTCAATGCCTCGCCCACCGTAATCAGAATACTTCCTGTTCTTAGGGTTATAGCACCGCTGAATCATGGCTTCCCAGATTGCGTATATCGGTTCATGGGAAAGACCATGCGTTCTTGCTGTGAAGCGCTCAGCCTTGAGACATCCACAGGATCGGGTGTTGCCATTTCTAAGACTGGCCCCTGACACTGTTATGAGTTTCCCGCACTCACAGCGACAATCCCATCGAACACTGCCGCTGCCGTCGCGTACGCTCGCCTTGCTGATTACCTCAAGACGAAAGAATTTCTTGCCAGTTATGTCGTCAAATCTTCCCATCCGTATATTATAACTTGTCCTTGTAATATACGGATGGCATAAGTGCTTATTTCTTATGCACCTGCAACAGCTACTGCACCCGCGTCGTTGTACAAGTTGCCGTAGCCCATGCACATGTCAAATCTATTGGTCATCTTCGACTCACGCTGATCCCATGCACGAACGAAGCGAACGGCGAGTCCGGTGTCCGGATCTTCCGTCTGCTCTGCACGCTCGACCGCCTTCGGAACTTCCAGCTTGCCGCCGCTCATCGCGAAGGCGAACTTGGATAGGCCGAGGGAAACCGTGCCGCTCACACCGCTTGGTGCGTTCGTTCCGGGCCACAAGGTCAGTGCAGCTCCGTTGGCAGGCAGAGAATCGGTGTTCTGATACTGCGAGCCAGGGCCATAGATGGCAGGAGACACGTTCAGCGAGTCGGTCCCACCAGTCAGGGTCAGAGGCGTCAGAACGGTGAAGTTCTGTGCGCCCATCGTACCTGCACGGCGAGTGGTCGGGTTGACGCCATTGACGTTGGCGATGGAGAACTTGTCACCAACGTTGAACGTCTGCCCTGCCGTTCCGGTGACGCTCAGCACATTGCCGGACTGGTTCGCTCCGGTAATGGTCACACCGCCCGTTGCGGCAGTCCCAACCGTGTGCTCGTAGAGCGAGTTCGAGCGGTACCACTCCCAACCAGCCGCCGTACCGAGAACGCCGGTGCGGAACATGCGGGAGATTTCCGGGGCCGGGTTGAACTGCGTCACGTTCGCCTGCACATACGACTGCATCAGCGACGGGCTCAGAATGAGGTGGCGAATCCCCTTGGGGCAAGCCTTCTCATAGAGCCGACGCTCCGCAGCAGCAGCGAAGTTGATCGTGGTCGCGTCCGTGCCGAGGGTGCCGACGACGTTCGATGTGTTCTGGTAGGCGAACAGTGCAGCGCGAGAATCACACTCCTGCGCCAACTGCCGAGCAGCCGGATACAGGTAGTTCTCCTCAAGCTCTTCCTGCGAACGCTCCATCTTGACGAGACGCTCGTAGGAGTCCCACTCAAAGTGAATCCCGAACACCTGATCCAAATTGATGGTGGTTGCCAGACGAGCGATTCCCTGGGGCTGATATCCCAAGCCGTTCGTCACAACCCAGCGCTGCGGAAGTTTGACCTGTACGGACGAGCCTACAGGGAAGTTCTTACCGAACTCCGACTCCCACTCCGTATTGAAGACACTGGCAACTTCGAGAGCATTCTGCAAAAACCACAGAATCTTCATCGAAACCCAGTTTGTGTCGAGAAATTGATTTGCCATGAGAACCTTTCAGGCCTAGCTCTTCAGCTTTGCCAGATATCGGCGGTTGGCTTCCGCTTTGAAGCTACGGAAATCACCCGCCTTTGCCGCAGATTCCATCCCGTCTGGAGGTGAAGCGGCTTGGCCGCCAACCGTGGAGGGTGGTTTCGGGGCTTGGGTTTTCGGTTTTGCAGGAGCTTCTTCGGTTTTACCCGCCAACTCGTCGGCAATCAACGATTCCGTCAACGCAATGTATCGCAGAGCCTTGCCTGGATTGTCCTGCGCCATCTTCGCGAACTTGGAAGCCTCTTCTTTGCTCCCGCCGATGACTGCAACCAAATCAGGAAAGACATCCGAATCGTTCAGCATATCTTGAACAGCAGGGCTGATCTTGATTGCTGACATTGCTTCGATGAAACCGTCTCGTGCTGCCTCGAAGTTTTCGTGCCGACCGCTGGCCTCTTCCATCTTCGCTTTGAATTGCTTCGCATGGTTCTCAGCCGCCTGCTCCCGCTGTTGCGTAGCCCACCGCTGCTCCGCTTTCCAGTCAGCCAACTCCTCGACGTAATCCTCATAGGTCGCAAACTTCGGCGTCCCATCGGCTTTCTTGTCTTCGGTGGTCGGTTTGGGGCGAGTGAACTGAGTTTCTGGCTTGGTGGGTGACGATTCCACCTTTGGCGTCTCTTTGCCAGCTCCCTTACGAATCTTGTCGATGGTCGATTCCAGCTCGGCGATGCGCTCTTCCGCAGTCTTCGCCTTCTTTGCCGGTTTCTCCTGCACTTCTGGTGTCTTGACTTCTGTCGAGGCTGCCGCTTCCTCGGGTTTCGGCAATTCTCCAGTCTTGCGGAATTCGGTTCGCTGATCGCCCGTAAGGTTGACCAAAGGACCGCGCTCGACCTGCATCTCTACGGTGGTTGGCGATTCCACAACAGCCGCCTGTGCTTCATTCATTGTGTTACCTCGTCCTTACGCCGGACCGGCGGAATCTTGTTGTTGGGCAGCTTCCTGTGCGCTCTGCTGGCTCTGTGCGTCTGCCTGCTGCGCCTGAAGGTCTTGCTGCTGCCCGGCCTCCTGTGAAGACTGTGCAGACTGGTTTGCGGCTTGCTGCTGCTGCAACTGTTGCTGCTGGTCGGCCTGCGCGGCTTCCATTGCAGCCTCGTGAGACTGCTGATGGAACTGCGCTTCCAAATCCTTGACCGCAGCTTCACGATCCGCAAGAATCTGAGCCTTCGTGTTGATCTGGGCAACCGCAATCTGCGTGGCAAGTTTCTTGTCCTCAAGCGACATATCAGCCTGAAACTTCGCCTGAATCTCCTGCAACTTGCCTTGCGTCTCCCACATCTTTCCATGCTTCTCAAGTGACAGCTGCTGTGCGGTTGCCATCGCATGTTGTGCCTGAGCCTGGGCCTGCTGAATTGCCTGTTGCGCCTGGGGTGGTAGCGGCTGACCGTCTCCGTCCGGGTCGATAATCTTCGACATCGCATCGCCAATCGGGCCGATATCCTTGAGAGTAATCGCCATCGAAAGAAGCTTCGCCTTCGCTCCGGGTGCGATCGGCAACTCGCCAAGCTCGCTAATCAGAGTGTCCGCAAAGTCCGACGCCGCCTCGCGCTGAGACTGATAACTCATGCCAGTGGAGATGGTTACGTCAAAATCACCCTTCGCCGGGTCGAAGACATCATCGGGGTTGGGAGGAGCCTGCCCTGGTGTAGCTTGTGGCATCTGCCCACCCGGCGCTACCGGCATTAAGGTGTGTGAATCGTCCGGGTTCCGCGTTCCAACCTGCCGAGGCGTGTCCATCACCTTCGTAATCAGCTCATCCAACTGCCGGCCGCAGTTCTCAATCGCACGGTCGAAGTTGTCTGTAAAGTGAAACGAGCCAATCGCCTGCTGTGACTGAATCTTGTCCAGCGCAATTCCCGACTTCTCGTTCTGCCGCTGCGCTGCGGTGGGTAATGGTGTAATCCCCATCGCAGACTGAATCGACCGTCTCCAGCGCTCGAAACCGACCTCATACGCCTGTGTGTTTGGCGAGAATGGAGCACGTACCGGCAGAGGGAGGGTATTACCACCTGCACCGTCCACGATCGGGTCCACCTGGATGTAAGCGCGAGGAACTCGGTTCAACTCGTCCCAAGCATCCTTGTCCGTCTCGAACTGCCCCACGTAGCCCATCACAGGAGCCCGCGGGGCCATGCCGTACTCTTCGGCTTCCTGCGACGCGATATACGCCAGCATCATCTGCGGACCACGCGCCTTGCGGATCATCGAGTAGTACATCCGCTTCATCTCGCCACCGGACGGCACGTACACCTTCTTTCCGGTCACCGTGATAATCGGTATCCACGATCCTGGCCACGCTGTCTTTTCGAGAATCTCGACGCCATTGGTGATGTACTGCGTCACCGTGCCGCCCTCACCGTTCTCGTCGTAGTCATCGATGCGCCAATACTCGGCAACAACGATGTTTTCCGCCGCAAACCAGTCAGGAGCCACCGTCGTATCGTCTGCGGTGAAGCTCTTCTTCTCTGCCTTGGGGTATTTCTTGGCAAAGTCCCGCTGCCGCATGATATCCAGCACGAAACAGCGCTTCTGGTCTGAGAAGTCAGCTTCCTTTGAGTTCGGGTCCAGCAGCACCGAAAGCGGGTTCTCGATGATCTTGATGCGGGGCTCGACCTCGTTATCCTTCGAAATAATCTTGGTCGTTACCCGAAAGAATCCCATGCCGCAGTTGATTGCGTTCTCAAAGGCGTTGGTATACGCGCTCTGAGCATTCGAGGCATACTCAATCCCACGAATGACTGCCGATCGCTTCTCGGCGTCCGCATCGTTCGCCCCAGACCCCTTGGGATTGACCTTGATCGCCCGTTTGTTCTGCCGCAGATTGTTGATCGTGGCATTGAGGTACTGGTCGAGCTCATCAGGGCACAGGACGGGACGGTTATTGTCCTCGCGCAGCATCCGGTCGGCAGGCTCCCACGGATCGCCGGCCACGAAGCGAAGGTCAATCTTGGCCTCGGAATGGTTTTCGCGCCAGAAGTCTTTGAAATACGAAAAGTCCTCCCGAATATCTCTCAGGAGTTCATCGTTGCCCTTGGCAGGATCTGTGCGGACCGGCTCTGATTGCACTACTTGGCAATCCTCGTCATTACCTGCTTCTTCGGGCGCTTGTGGTCATACTCGTTCATCGTTGCCTTGTACTTGCCCTTCGGCACGGCCGGCATCTTCGGGTTCGGCAACTCGTCCGCTCGCATCTGCTTCTTCATTAGTTCCTCACTTCGTGGATTCGTGATTCCGGCATCAAAATCTTGCCCACCTTCGCCTGCTCTTGGTAGATCGGCTGAACCCCGCACTGACGAGCCGCTTCCGCATTCATGTACGCCTCAAGGGTAAGCGCCTTGAAATGAAGGTAAGGCCGCATCGCATCCAGCTTGCCTTTCCTAGCCTCGATGTTCGACTCCGTCAACAGCTTCTCCCGCAAGTGGTCGTGGTCCTGGATCAGCGTTGCCAGAAACGCCAGCATATCCGCGTCCTCAATATCCTTGAGCGGACAGACGATGGCGAAGTTCTCAACGCGGCGTTGCTCGTCTAGTTCCATCGCCCATTCCTCCGATATCGTAATTCCTTAAAAATAACCACCATCGCTTTTGCTGCTAGCCAATAAGCGGATAAAACTGCTGGGCCTACTATCGCCAAAGCTATCTTATGCACAATCATTTGAGCAGTCCGTTCATTTGGAGTTGGATGGTGGTTGGCCGACCGTCAGCGCATGTGGCCGCGAGAGCGCGAAACGAAGCCATGCGAATCGCGTAAGAGTCCGCTCCTTCAATGGGAACGTAGCGATACGCCATCAGTTTGCCGCCCCCGCTGCGGAGTCCTTATCGTACTTGACGCCCATCATCTTGTTCGCCTTGATCCGGACCTTGGTAGCCTGCGCCTTGGTCAGCACATCCTTCGGGATTGTCTTCTTCGGCTTCATATCGTGTTCGCTCCGTCCTCGTACACAATGTCCAACACATCGCCGGCGGTCCCGTTGACATACCAGCTCCCGAGGTCACGACCGACACCGGTTGCGGGTCCGACATAGAACGCACCGCCTGGAGTCGCAACGCTGAGTCCGCGGGTGGTGCTGATATTCGCGTCTCCGATCCGCATGACGTGGGCTGCATTGTTCTGAAACAGCATCCAAATTGCGTTCAGGTGAGCGCCTGGGCTCAGAACGGCGGTATTCCCAGCCCCGATGGTAACCTGCATGGTTTTGACAGCTGCGTGGGCCTGCAATGGCAGGAATAGCGCAGCCGCGACAAGTATTTTCTTCATCATGCCCATCCACTCCTTCTCGCTGGCGGTGCAACTGGTTTAGGTTTCGGCGGCGCAATCTTCACTGCAAACGTCATCGCCCACGCATCTCCGAAGTCTGGCGAATCCACTCCCCGCGATCGCATCTCGTCTTTGCTCTCAAGCACTATGCAATTCCTCGTAGGGTGGTATCCGTAATCCGGTGCCGTCAAATCTGTGTCTATCTCTGGATCATCGGGTATCTGTCCACCTTCGAGCCAGTCCTTTCCTTCGCCCCAAATCTCTGTGCGCCGATTGAAATACTTTTGCGGGTCTTGCGCCGCTGCACCACCGTGGAACTCGAATAAGATCATCTTGCGTCCGTCTGGCCAAATGATCTTGTCATAGCGGCGAGCGACGAGGTAATCGACTACCGCCCCGCCAATGCCGTCTCCGTCAATCACTACGGCGTCCGGTCGCTCCCGATCAATTGCTTCCTGAACCATGCCACCAAGCTTCTGAGTGTCCATGCCGTAGAAGACGCCTTTGGGCTTTCCTCCACATATTTCTGCTTTTCGTCCCTGGCGCTTGAATATGACGCTTCGGTTATCTCCGAATCGAGCAACGTCCACGGCGAGGATGACAGGGCTTGATTGGTAGCCATCGACGATTCGCTTTCGCGCTGCTGATACGAGATCGCCGGATATGAATTGCGTAGATCCACCGCGAGGAAATTCTCCGCGTATTCTGACTCTTGCTCTGTCGGAGTCTTCGCCCCATCCCCTGATTTGGGCGTCGAGGAGCGATTTGTTGGTGCCTTCGACGGTGCGGGAGTCGATTTGACGCTTGACCCAGCGGTTCGCGCCGGTGATGGCTTTGTAGAACTCGCCGGTGTTGCGCGTTGGGTTTCCGAACGCGATCCAGATGATTTCCGTGTCTTCATCGCTTAGAACTCCCTCAGCCACTTCCCAGATGATGTCGTCAATTGAGCTAGCCTCGTCGAAGATGATGACGATTCGCTTGCCCTGATTGTGAAGTCCTGCGAAACCTTCCGTCTTCTGCACCGACCACGTAATAAAGTCGGCTCGCCACATCGCCTGATGCTCAGGGTCTTTGACCCGTATCGACGTGGCATTGATGTCCCACCAGTGTGCATTGATGCCGTGCCGAAACCACTTCTGCACTTCCGGGGCTGTCTTCGTGGAGAGCTGTACACCAGTTCCAGCCGTGACTACTACCTTGCAGTCCTCGCAGGTGCTCATGGCCCAATCAATCACCATGCCAATCTCGGCACTGTTGTGCGTCACAATGAAATCGGAGGTTTGATACAGCCCTCCGTCCACCTCAAAGCAAATGCCTGGACCCGACTCTATTTCCTCAATTGAATCAATCCACTTAGCCGTGTATCTCGATTCTGCGGCGATCAGACGGCTTTGCTTTCGAGCAATCTTGAAAAGCTGTGTTACGCCGTCCCAAGTTATATGCGTCTGCCAACTTCCGGCAAATTGATTGGCCTTGAAACTCTCCGCCCTTGCTCTCAAACCTAACGATCTGGCCAGTTCGATAACGTCTTTGGTGAGCTGACGGGATGCGCTGGCAAACGCTGCTCCTCCGCATTGCTCTACCCAGCCATCCGTATCGAGCAATCCTTGAAGAACCTCTAGGCGTTCAGATGACTCGATGTAGCGACGGTCTACCTTTGCGTTATACGTGGTGCAACCAAATAGGCCAGCCTTGCGAAGATGTTTCTTTAGTCCATATAGGGTACGACAGACGCCTTGCCCACGGTGGGGATACGCCACGTTATCCCAAACTTCTGGGTCGATGTTCGTTACGCCTCCGCCATCCTTTGTCCCATCTCCGAGCCACACGCCATACGTGTATGGGTCAACGGGTAGCATAGCTTTGGCGTATTGAACTGCGCCAGAGGCAGGTATCTCCCATTGCCTAGACAAAGAAACTCCGTTGGCCCTCAGAACTCCAGCGTTCACGATATCGAGCGTTGAAACTACCTTCCACCCAGTTCCGTTCCGCCTAGCTTGTCTGTCCCGCGTCTTCCACAAATGACCGGATGAAACATTGACGGCCGTTCCATCAGAAAAGCGAACTCGATAGAAAGGGCATGACTCGTAAAACCTCATCGCTCGAATCAAAGCCGGCGATCCATCTTCGCCAAACAGATAATCTCCCACACGCATGGTAGAGATTTGGCGTAAACCGTCAGGCGTAGGCAGATAATCTTGAGGGCTCTGAGCCTTCCCAATGCCGTGGCCCGATGCGACCGCGATCTGCAATGGCTGATGCCGCGTCTCAGGGCTTGCGAAGTGATCCCGGATCAGCGTGTTGATGTCGTTCTGCCACGTTCGAGGTCCGCTCGCCGGCAGCTTCTCCGACTCCCAAGGGAAGTTGTACCGCATGAAGCCGACCGGATCGAGCGAGTAAGCCCCGATGTCCTGGGCAAGGGCTAGTTCTTCCTCTGCCAAGCCGCCCTTCATTTAGCCCCACAGAGAGAACATTTGCAGCGCGGGTGATGCCCTTGCGTTTTGGAGCGGGGGGAAGGAATCGAACCTTCGACCTGCGGACTGGAAGGCCGCTGCTCTTCCTCTGAGCTACCCCTGCGGATCAAATCCACCGCAACCCAATTGCGACTGCGTTGAAGCCTCACACCTTCTTCGTCCAGCCGGGCCACCAATTCGTCAGGTATTCGAAGCGATATCACCATGACTACATTGTACTACTTCCCAGCCCTCTTCCGAGCCTCGGCAATCGTGTCTGCCAAGGTAAGACTGCCGGATACCTCCAACTTGTCCGTAAACAGCCGTAAGTGCTTGCCTAGCAGCTCCAAGGACTCACGCTTCGGTGCCAGCTTGAACTTCGTGCGTAGGACCAACTTGCGCTCTCCGTCCCCTACACCACCCGCTGTATCGACCGTAATCTCTTGAATCGCAGCGGTTTGTTCCCGAGTCATCTGCGAATAGTCAAACTCTTGGAGCCTTCCTTCGGAGTCAAACGCGAAGTAATCTCCCATGTTCGCAAAGCCCATCATCGCCAGTTCATTCAAGACTCGTTCGGCGGTGATCTCAAGCCTTGCGAGTCTCGGAAGGTGTTTCTTTTCAATGGCTTTCTGCACTTCAGGCTTCGTCAGGTTTTCTTGACCGATGGAGTACGCTGTCTGCTTGCTGTAACCTGCTGATTCTGCGGCCTTTGTTGCATTGAGGCCGTTCGCAAGATAGTGAGCTACAAACAACTCCTGTTTCGGGGTCAGTTTTGCCACGTCAAGCCTGCGCCTGAGACTTAGAGTCAACGAACCGGTTAGCCTGTGATACCAGAGTCCAGTTGGTCTCCCGGTCGAAGGTAATACCGGGGATCTCAGCTACTGAGAGAGGTTCACGTACCTTAGCCTGCACATTACGGGCTGCAATTGATTCTGCAAGACTTAGGTCGCGCACCGATACGCCTTCTTCGAGCCAAACACACGAGCAGTTCTCAATGCCTCGGAAGGCTTGAGAGGGCTTGAGCCAGTAATTGCGGGTGATATTGAGGATTCTCTTGTTGGATGCCATAGAGACGGTAAAGCCTTGGCCGAAATGGAGCCCGACATTGTTGCCTGTGTCCGGCATCAGTGAAGCAGGGTGCAATTCGTTATAGCACAGTGGGTTGAGAGTGCAAAGGATTATTTGCCTAATAACGCAAGTGAGCCGGTCATACCACGAATTAGTTTATGAGTCCGCCCACATATGTTTTGTTGCGCCAGTATCGAGGCCAAGGGCTATATTCTCCCCAGGTTTTAGTAATCTTCCACATTCCTACTCCCATTCTATTCATCGGAGGAACGTGTTTCCTGATTAGAAAACCCTCTGCTTCTCGACGTGCGTCATGATCTCGCACGATTACATGGCGAATAGAGTCTGCGCCCCACTGGACAAAAGCTCGGCGCATGTTGTGGTGTCGTAAACGATTCCTGATGTTCACGGAACGGCCAGTGGCACGACCATCCTTGCGAATAGCCTAACGTGTCATTCACCCAATTGGACCAAAGAGAAAGTCAAGAAAGCAAAGGAGATAAATTGAATCCATACGAAATATACCAGCAAGCCCTTCGTGATCGAGCAGAATGCCAGAGGTGGGCAGCACTCATCGGCAAGCAATCGAACGCCACAGCGCCTCACCGGGGAGCAATTACAGGCGTATCGGGTCATTTCGCGATTCATTTTCAGCCCAGTGACGGCGCAACGAACTACCATGATTCTCCGAAGATCTTCGATGCGGTATTGGCTGATGTAATGAAGGATCATTCCAAGATGCTCATCGAAGAAACTCTGGCGGTGTTCGTTCGGCGCGAGAATGACGCCTTGGTCAAGTGCAAGTCATTTGCCGAGGCGATGCTCAAAGAAATATCTGATCTTGAATCTCCATCACTCTAACCGCAGCACAACAGCCTGGAGGCTGAAAAAAAATGGATATTTTGAACGCAATCGGCACTGTCTTGTTCACGTCTGCCGCAACGATCCTCAAAGATGCGGTTGTTGAAGCGGTCTCTAAACGAGCCGACCTGCGCGGAGCCAACCTGCGCGGAGCCAACCTGCGCGGAGCCAACCTGTACGGAGCCGACCTGCGCGGAGCCGACCTGCGCGGAAAGAAAATCCAAGCGCTTCGCGTATTCACCGGACTGTACGAGTATCAGGTGTGGTCTATTCTATTCGCCGACGGTACACGATGGGTTAAGATGGGTTGCCTATTCTACGACCTAACCGAATGGGAGAAGATTGGCGTACGCGAGAGCAATCTATCGGAGTTCCCGAATGACGGAAGCTCAAAGTGTGAGGAGCGCGTGGCAGCATTCGAGTTTGCCAAGGGAGTTGCGGAGCGGTTTGTGTTCGTCGAGGAGAAAGTCGAGGCACCCACCAACAGCGAAGCCCCGTAAGGGGCTTGTGCTGTGCTTGGAGGCAGGGTTCCGATGCACGCCGGGTTCCATGAACAATATACGCGGATGCTATACTATATGCAAGATCGCTTAGGCGATTGGCAAACAGTTGGGTAGCTCCCAACTGCAGTGGAGCCGGAGGGACTTGAAGACCTCTGGCTCCTGCCTCACTTCAAGGGGGAACACGTTGAAAGCACC